GAGGGCATGGTAGTTATTTGTTGATATGTCACATAATATGGTGCCTGTTCCTAAAATAGTTGTATTGGTTTTGGTTATATTTATTGTTGCTGTGCATCTATATATACCATTCAGCACAATAATATTGCCCTGATCTATTGCGCTTTGAACCGCCTGCGTATCATTAGCAACACCATCACCTACTGCACCAAACATTTCTGGAGTGGTATATAGCGAATTTCTTAATGTAGGTGAAAGTTTAGCTCTGGTAATCGAATCATCTTCAACGGTTGTTGCTTCTACGTCTAACGGCTCACCAGTATAATCGTATAATATCGCCATCTTATCGCCCTCCACTATTCAAAATGTATTGTTATTGACGGTTCTGACGTAATCGAAGCATCGTCCTGTCGTCTGCAGAAAAACGCCATAAACTGGTCTCTTTGTGGTGTAAATGTTTTTGTAATCATATTAGTGGTATATGTATCATTCCATATCAATGTATACCTGTAATTCTCATGCACAGGCGTCTCCGAATACTTAAATATAAATACGGAAAGAGCAAGGCCAGAATCTATATTAATAGTAAATTTATTTGCAGTTGCGGGAATTGGAATCGGATATTTGTTCGACAATTCAAGGTTGGGATTGATAAATGCAGGGAATTTTCCTGTGCGAACATACCAAGATCTTCTTTTATCATTGTCTGAATTATTTATCATAATGCCAACTTGTGTGTTGTTAACAGTCTTTTCGTACATGACATTATTTTGTTTAAGCAGGTTTCCTGTTCCATTCGATGAATAATTCCAATCCCATACATTGTATAAATCAACAGCATTAACAACAACCGTATTTGTTAGACCAGAATATGTAACGGTAATGTTGTTATTTCCTGTGTTTAACTCTCCGTTCAGTACATAATCATCTGAAGGCACAATTATTCCAGTAGATGATGAACTATCATAATACGTAACTGTCAAAAACTGCTTGAGTGTTTCTAGTGAATCACCGGCATAGACAACGTAGTTTCCGGGAGCATAATCTACTGTTAATCTGATTTCTGGAATTACGCCTAACGCCTTTTCAAGATTACCATAATAATCATCGTCATCATTTAGAAAAGCAATATTCCGAAAACAGGCAAGCAATGCGTCCTTTACATCGTCGCTGATCCCGTCAATGCTATCTATCTCGTCCTGCATATTATTTAGATCATTCTTAATGTTTGCCAGATCAGTGTTTACCTCGTCATTAACGTCTCTTTGCGTTTTTTTTGAACTTGAAGCGGGATATTTGACAATCGGAGTACTACCGGTGCCGTTAACGATAAAATATGATGTCCCCGCAGGAACAGACATCTCTATCCCCTCATAATATGTTGTAGAATTTACACCATAAGACGAAATCAACTCATTCAAATTATTATAAAATGATACAAATGGTGCCGACACACGGTACGCCCTACCAGTTATATAAATATAGTCAGAACTAGGGATTATGTCATATCTTGCGTACCTGCAACCGCTGTTTTGCAGTGGCGTTTGCTCCGGACGCCACGCATACCCTTCTGTAACGGTTCCTTGAGCGATCAACATATCTCCGGTAATATCTTGCTCGCCGACTTTTAACGCAGAACACGCGGGATAAATGTCCCGACCGGTATCGCCCGTTGAATATAATGTATTGATAATTACATAATCCGCATTCTCTGGCACGGTTGATTTAGTTTGTACGCTACCGTTTGCTCCAGTTCCTGATTTTGCGGATATTAAAGTTCCATTTGCCGTATAAAAAGCATACAATCTATGGTCGGCATCAATGTCCGTACCATTTATATATAGGTATTTATACTGACCAATATTATCAAATCTCGCATACTTGCCATTTGAATTTGAGTCCTGTGCGCCTGTGCTTTTATTCCAGATATATCCAGAAACAACTGTGCCCGTTAATGCGATACGTGTATCTGCATATGTTTTTTGTCCAATGCCAGAGTCCACAATAACTCGGTTATCAGGCACAATAACATTATTTAAGTCACTCTTTAAGTCAGTAATGTCGTCCTCTGCTGTGTCCATTCTTGTGCCCAATCCGTGGACAGCGTCGCCTGTCGCTTTGGCATCCGCTGCCATGCCTGGGAGCGCCAGCGTCGTGTCAGTCTGTACCGCTGCAGAATTATAGACACCGCCGTCCGTCCAGGCGGATCCGGACCAATAATACCAGTGACCGGAGGTGTAGCCGGATTCCGATCCGGTGTACACATAGACTCTTGTATGGTCGGTCATGCCAGCAACTGTCGAAGCGGTCAGAGGTGAACCGTATGCAGCGCTCCTGGCATTTTCCGCGTAAGCCTGTGCCTCTGCCACTATCCCCTCCAGAGTGCTGTCTGACGGCACTGATCCGGGTGCCACAGTGTCGGCATCAATCTCAAATCGCACTCTTCCGGTCGCTATGGTCTGACCACTTGATACGATCTTGATCTTCGCGTCCCATGTTCCTGCCACTGCAGTCATCTGCGTGTTCTCGTTGATCAGCACAACGTCGTTCGTGATCGATCCGGATGCACTGTACACTACACCGTCCGGTTTTGTTCCGCTGATCGTGACAGTGACGCCGGAAGGGATCGCATCCTCGTTGCCGACCAGGCGAAAGTACAGCCTTCTGCCGTTTTCGTTCTGGGACAGGCGCACGACCGTCGGCAGGCCGTCCGGCTGTATCTGTAAAATATTAGTTACATTGTCAAGATATGCCATGATTAAATCCTCCACCAGCGCGGTGTGATCTCTACTTTTGTGATGTGACCGCTGTATGTGATGCCTGTCCGTCCGGGCGGCAGCTCCGGAAAGTCATTCCCCTGCATTGTGACGTAACTGTTCGCGTTTGAGGTGCCGTTGTAGCAGTCCATCATCTCGCAGTCGATGTCAATATACTGGAAGTGCTGTGCAATCGTGATCTGCTGGCTGCCGACGTAAAGCGTGCCGTAGCCGGTCACGCGGATCAGAGGCTTTGCAGTAAATTTGGTAGGGTTATCTATGAACTTGCCAGATGCAACAGCGGCAGCGACTTCACCGGATTTCAGGAAGCGGCGAGGGTCGCAGTTAAATGTGATTTCAAAACTGCCGGCATCATGCTGCGGGCGTGCCTCTACTTCCATATCCCCAACGTATAGAGCTTTTCTGTACTCTTCCGGGTTATAGCTGTCTTCAAGGCGCTGGTAGCCGTTTTCCGAAAGCATTGCCGCCTTGAATTGAGATATTGCGGTCTTGAAATTCGCATAGATAAACGCGGGATATGTCAGCTCCACATTTTCAAAGCGGTGATTATCGATGATAAGGTCCCCGGATCGCCCAGGGACCGTTACAGTGTCGTAAGATTTCAGCGGTGCATTATACACGCCGGTACCGGTGATATAAACGCCATAGTCACGGCTGTCTTTCCCGCCGAATTTGAAGAAGTTACGCATAGACGGCCTCCTTCTGCCTCTGCAGCTGTGCCAGTCTGTCCTGAATCTTGTCAGCAAGCTGATTGATGTTCATGCCTTCAGCCGCATATACATTGATGATGTTGGTGGTCTCGCCGCTCGACGCCTGGGCGATGTCACGCAGGAGCTGATCCCGTCCATAGACAAGCTCACCGGAGCCGCCGCCGTCACCGAATCCCATGCCGCCAACTACCGTAGGAGAAGTGAAAAGATAAGGTGTGTTATAGGCTTTTTTGTACCAGTCAACGTGAATGCCAAACGGATCAGGGATTGTCCCCAGTACGGGAACGTCAATCCAGCTGTCTACAATAATGTGCGGCAGCTTCAGATCCGGCAGGCTCCACTCGAAATTGAAAAAGCCCTTTATGCTCTCGACGATATCGCTGACGAAGTCCTTCGCCGCCTCCATCTTTTCGTGGATCGTGTCGTGGATGCTGTTAAATATATCCGTAACAGTGTCTTTTGCCGCGTTGAATCCTTCGGAGATCTTTTCCTTCACGCTATCAACAACATTTGCAACATTGGCCTTTACTGTCTCCCATGCGTTTGACACGCCTGTTTTGATGTTCTCGACCGTGTTGGTTACATTGGTTTTGATGCCGTCCCACGCTTGAGCAATGAAGTCCTTCAGCTTCTGGATCGTATCGATGACTGTATTCTTCAGCTTTTCCCACGCCTGTATGACGTTTTCCTTCAGCCAGTTGGCCCACTCGCAGATCTTATCCCAATTCATGTACAGCGCTACGCCGACCGCAATGACGGCGGCGATTGCAGCGACGACAAGGCCGGCAGGCGTAAGGAGAAAACCAAGCGCAGATATCAGTGCGCCGCCGATTGATATGACGGATCCTATAGCACTGACCACCGTTCCGATAGCGGACACAATTCCTCCGATAGCAACAAGCGCCGGGCCTACAGCCGCGACCACAAGGCCAATTGTTGCAATCATCTGCTGCTGTTCGGAATCCAGGCTGTTAAACCAGTCAACTGCCTGCTGTATTTTTTCAGCGACCACAGAAATAACAGGCGCAAGCGCCTGACCCAATGAAGTAACGGCAACGTCAATGCTCGACTTCAGCTTTTCAAGCGACCCTCCGAATCCGGACATCATCGCTTCAGCCATTTGTGTAGTTGTGCCCTGATTGTAAATTGATGCGCTCAGCGCCTCTACATCGGCCGGAGCTGCGTTAATCAGCGCCAGCCACGGCGCCATCTGGTTTTTTCCAAAGATAGCCGATGCGGCGGCAATCTGCTCAGATTCAGACAGCTTTCCAAAGGTATCGTGCAGTTCGCGCTGGATCGTGATGGCGTCCTTCATGGTGCCGTCAGCATTCGTGACAGAAATGCCTAACGCTTTCATCTTTTCCGCACCCTGCTTTGCCGGCGCCACCAGTCGAGCCATGCCAGTCTTTAATGCGTTTGCGCCCTTGTTGGCCTCAATACCATTATCGGCAAGAACTCCCATATAGAGCGCGGCATCCTCTACCTCGTACCCTGCTGCCGAAAAGATCGGCGCCGCTATACTCATGGCCTGCGACAAAGAATTAACGTCAAGCGCGGAATTATTGCAGGCATTTGCGAACGTGTCCGCGTACCGCTCGGCCTCGCCAAAGCCGTCACCGAAGCCGTTGATGGTGGCTACAAGGCCAGCAGATACAGTATCAAGGTCTCCGCCCTCGCCGGCTGCCAGATTCATGGCGGGGGCAAGCGTTGCCGCTGCTTCATCAGCCTTCAGGCCGGCTCGCGCAAAATTCAGCATAGCATCCGCCGCGTCGCTCATACCGAAGGTGGAATTTGCGGCTGCGCTTTTCATCGCCTGATCAAGCAGATCGGCTTCGTCCGCCGTCGTTTTCATGGTCTCGCGTGCCAGCGTCATCGTCTTGTCAACATCTGCAAAACTTGACACCGCTTTTGTCCCGATGGCGGTAAGCGGCAGCGTAACGTGTGTGGTAAGAGTTTTGCCGAATCCCTTGATTCCATCTCCTACCCCTTTGATCTTGTCCCCGGCGCTTTTGATCTTGTCGCCGAACTCTTTCATTTTGTCGCCGACAGCCTTCAACTCTTGCTTTGCCACGGATCCGAAGCTCTGCAGCTCTTTTTTCAGGTTTTTCAGGCTGGTTTCGTCTTCAGAAATCTGTCTCTGTAAGGCTTCCATCTGCGCCTGAACCGCGGGCGTCTGATCGGCTTCTTTTAGTTGTGCGAGGGCCTCTTTTTCGGTCTTCAGCCGTTCTTCGGTGTCTTTGATCGCATCGGAAAGGTATTTCTGTTTTTGTTTAATGAGGTCAACGTTTCCACCGTCCAGCTTCAACAGCTTATTGACGTCTCTCAAATTGTCCTGCGTTGTCTTCAGGTCTTTATTGACGCCCTGTAATGCTTTCTGCAGCTTTGTAGTGTCGCCGCCGATCTCAATGGTTATGCCTTTGATTCTGTTCGCCATAACTAAAACCTGTCAAAATCCGCCTGTGTGGCGACATAGTTGTATTTTTCCGCATCGTTTGCCCGTTCGGTGAGGATATCCATGATCATCCCCATGTCATACATGTGCAGATCGCGTATGGATATCCCCAACTCCAGGCAGCGGGACAGAAAAAGACCGGTCGTAAATTCCCGGTCTGTTACTCTCCCTTTTTTTTTGCTTTTGAAGTGGTCGCGGCCTGCTGATAATAGATATCCATGATCTGTTCCGTAGCAAGGATCAGGTCTAGCGGTTCAAAATCCCCCAGCCACGCGATGAAGCTGTCAAAACTCAGTTTCTGCAGCTCCTCCCGCTTATCCTTGTATTTTGCCTGCATCGCCATGATGTATCCCATTTTCTGGAAAACATCAGTATTTTCCTCTCCGGCCTGCGTCAGCTTCAAAAAGTCTTCTTGAAAAACTTTCCTGTAATAATAAATAGAGGACGCATCTGCGGCCATCTCTACCTCGTGATCTCCTGCCTTAACAACTCCGTACATACGTCAATCCTCCTTGTTACTGGGGCAGATATACTGCATCAAACCATCCTGTATAGGTGGCTGCCGTGGTATCGTCGCTCGTCCGAGCCTTGACGATCTCTTTGTCTGCAAGCGCCCCCTGGCCGCCTACCAGAATGCTGGTCGCGGAGATGGTCAGCGTCTCCGTCTGCGGCTCAATGTTTTCCTCTTTTGTCTGTCCGGACACAGCCGGCCTTGTGCACGTGCAGTTATACATGACGTGCCTGATGGCCTTCGCATCGCCCTCAAACTGGAACAGCAGCGCAAAATGCGTCAGGCCGCTGTTGATGTCTTCCACAAGCACCTTGTTGGTGTCCTCGATCTCATTGAGGATGTCTTTCCGGAAGTCATCCGGCACATATGCCAGTTCAAAGTCTCCTTCGTATCCGCTGTTGCCGTTACCGACCCAGTACACGATATTGTCCGCATAGAAGTCGGTATTTTCGCCCTGTGCATCAAGCGACAGGCTCACAGCGCCCGGCAGCGCTACGGGAGTCTCGTATGTTGCGCTCCCATCTGCAGCGATTGTGGCTTTTGCATAATGCACGTTCTTGATTCCGTATTTAATCTTGTTCGCCATTTTCAGCCCTCTCCGGATGTGATGACCACATCCATTTCATAAACGACCTCAAGCATCCTTTCTGACTCTATCCATTCCTCTTCACGGCTCCACACAAGGCCATGCGATGCAAGGACGGTTTCAACAGCATGCTCAAGATCAAAGTCTTTATTGTCTGTATACAGTTCAATAATCAGGTGTTCGATCTTCTGATAGTTCTCACTGTCTGCCAGAAAATCATTGCTTCCCGAATAAAAAAAACAGACAAACGGCGTTGTCTGTCCTGTCCCTTCCGGGAATTGATAATATGCGTAGGGTACGCCGATTTCAGCGACCATTGAGGATACTTCTTGTGTGGTCATCTTGATAACTCCATTTGTACGCGCTTCTCAAGTTCGGATGCGGCCCACTCTTCGACCGGCTTTATGTGTTCAACAGGCGGGACCCTGCCACCGCCGCGTTTGGCGTGTCCGTGCTCAAGCAGATGTGCAAGCTGATAAGTCCCGCTCTTTCCATACACTGTAGCGGATGCGCCGGTACGAATGATAGTGCTTGTGGATGTCCACCCTTTCTTATAGCGGCCCGTTTTCCGCGGCGACTCCTTGCGGAGCTTAGAGGCGGCATCTTTGCCGACAGCTGGAACAATCGCCTGCAAAGATTTTGTCACCTCTGCACCATATTCATCCAAAAGCCTTCCGACCTCTTTGGAAAGATCGATTTCAGACGTCATTTGTCCCGCCCTTCCGCTCTGCGTACAGTTCTATGGTGTCCTCGCGACCAAGATACGTGCGGTATATTCCGTATGTACGGCCGTTATACTGTACTGTATCCTCACCCCGGTAATCATACGCAAACATGGTAAATCGATACTCTGGATTCAGGCCGTTCCGGCCTCCCTCGTAAAATTCTTCACGAGTAACAGAGTCAACCTGTGCGTATACCTGCCGCGTTGTCGGCGTCTTGCGCCATACACCATTTTCGTCCTGTTCTTTCGTGTATCCGATCAGGGTGATAATGCTCGATCTATCCATCAGCCATCACCCCAATCTGTATATCCTGTCCGCATTGAAAGCTGCGCCTTCTGTTCGTCATACGACTTTTTCAGACGATCATACTGATCAGGCTCGCCGAAGTTCATCAGGAAGTATGTAATTCTTGCCTGATCCACAAGAAGATCATTTTCTACGCCTTCGACGCCGGCACAGCCCAGATCGAGCAATGCGGCATCAAGAAGCCGCTCGACCTCCGCATCAAATGCGTTTGTGGCCATTCTCCGGGCCGTCTTTGCCTGATTGATCAATTCTGCGCTTGCCATTGTCTTCTCCTTATTTCTGAATATCGCCGATCTCTGCCTTCCATCGCTCGTGATCTTCCGGATATATTGCCACATGCCCGATGTGTCCCAGTCTGGCCGTTGGTTCCGCGTATAGCTTATAGCCCATTTCTTTCGCTCTCAGGCAAAAAGCAAGGTCTTCGCCGTAGCCTTTCATTGGCAGAAAACACGATCCGTACTGCATTTGTACGTCTTTCAATATCTGCACATCTATCAGTACGCACCCGAAGCCGCTGCCAGCAATCTGAAACGCTTCACGCGGGTATTCCTCAAACCTCTCCAAATGGTTCAGCTCAAGGTTTTTGAAAAGGCAAGAATGGTACCCTTTCCGCCTTGAGTGACATATACCGCTTACATACTGTTTGCCGCAGAACATAAGACTGTCGAGAATGTCATCAGTAAAAACCATGTCGGCATCAAACCATAAAACATGCGTGTATCCTTCGTTTATCGC